GCGGCTCTCCGTCAATTATTAGACGCAGGGACTTTATCAAATCTACCAGCAGGATTTAAACAGAGAGGTGTCAGGGTCAGAGACGAGGCAGCTCCGATACAACCAGGTGAGTTCAAAGATGTGGATGCGCCAGGTGGTAGTTTAAGAGATGCATTCTTTCCATTACCATACAAAGAACCATCACAAACATTATTAAATTTACTTGGTATTGTTGTTCAAGCTGGACAACGTTTTGCAAGTATTGCTGACATGCAGGTGGGTGATGGTAATCAGGCAGCGGCTGTTGGTACAACAGTTGCATTATTAGAGCGTGGTTCAAGAGTCATGAGTGCGATACACAAGAGATGTTACGCAGCGATGAAGGAAGAATTTAAATTATTAGCAAAGATAGTCTCACAATATCTGCCACCAGAATATCCTTACGATGTTGTCGGTGGTGCAAGAAATGTCAAACAGGCTGACTTTGATGATAGGGTTGATGTCGTGCCGGTTGCAGATCCAAACATATTCTCGATGTCACAGAGAATCACACTTGCACAGACACAGTTGCAGATAGCTACATCAAATCCACAGCTACACAACATGTATCAGATTTACAGAAACATGTACGAGGCAATCGGTGTTAAAAACGTGGATGCGGTCTTACCACCACCAGCACCGACAGCACCGATGGATCCAAGTATGGAGCACATTAATGCATTAGCTGGTAAACCTTTTCAAGCTTTTCCTGGTCAAGACCACAGAGCACACATCACAGCCCACCTAAATTTTATGTCTACTAATATTGTCAGAAATAATCCTGCGGTCATGGCAGCGATACAGAAAAATATTCTTGAACACATCAGTCTGATGGCACAGGAACAGGTACAATTAGAGTTTAGAGAGCAAATTCAACAGATGATGATGATGCAACAACAAGCTGCAACAAATCCACAGATACAAGCACAGCTTCAGGCACTCACAAATCAGGTCGAATCGAGAAAAGCCATATTGATTGCAGAGATGACAGAGGAATATATGAAGGAAGAGAAGCAAATCACGTCACAATTTGACAATGACCCTCTTTTAAAACTAAAATCACGTGAGGTTGACCTTCGTGCGATGGAAAATGAGCGAAAAAGAGACAACGATGAGGCCCAACAGGACCTTGCAAGGGCAAGATTGATGCAACAGGGCGAGATCGCAGAGGATAAAATGGAACAAAACGAAGATTTAGCAAAATTACGTGCTGGAGTTAGCCTCGCAAAGACCGGAGTCAAGCAAGCAGCGGTCATTACGGAGGATAATTGATGCCACTTAACAAAAAAGGTAAAAAAATCATGAAATCCA